CAAAAGAGAGTTTTAATAATTTAATGCTAACTGTTCTAAAAAATATTCTTCCTTGAGGAAGGTTGTGCAACAGACACGGATCACGACGCCCTCTGGTTTACAATGGCTTATTATTGCACCCAGGATTGATATAACGAAAGAATAAATATTATGAAGTGTCACTATGTATACGATAAGGAAGTAGGTCGCGTCTTAATACCAGGCTGTTGGTCTGTCGTTATGAGCAACGATATAAAAGATTGCACTTGCACTGTTGAGCCAATATCCACTGCTGGCTTTGAGCGCAAACGGTACAATGAAGAGATCAGAAAACGAAATGCCATAATAAAAGATCTACGTCGGCAAGTGGAATATCTTCAAAATGAACTGGATAATACAATTAAATTATTAACAACTAAAAAAAATAAGCTATGACCTGGAAAGAATTAAAAGACAAAATATCCCTTATGACAGAAGAAGAGCAACAGCAGGAAGTTGCAGTTTGGGGAGAAGATATCAGTTTGAGAAACAAAGATTGCTCTTTGGAGAAAACAAACGAGGCTTTGTACTACGATCCTAAATGGGATTATGCTCTTGAAGAGAGCGAATTGGAGCCAGAAGACAAGGATAATCCTGATGTATATAAGATATGTGAAGCAGGAGTGTATTATATTTCAATTTAAAAAATAGCGAATCATGATAACGAAAGAACAAGTTAAAGAAATATTGACAAAAAATCCGGCAGGAATTACAAAAGAAGAGTTGAAATTTGTTTTTGGCATATTCTGCTTATCAATCAAAGAATATGAAAAATCAGAACATAATCTTTGGTTTGAAGTACATTTCGAACGCATATACATCGCTCAAATTCGATATGGTATAAAAGGTGGGATGTCTTTTAGTAACGAATATGTAAATATGGGAGATGGATGTCATGGAGTAACAATGGGAACAGTGAATAATACAGCCGATCTATTAAAAATATTCATCAATATGTTTTACGACAATTTATTGAAACAAGCCAACTATGCTCCTTTATATAACGAAGAGACATCTCAATTCGAATCCCTTGAACAAGCTCAAGAATATTTGGAATATGTTCAATCTATACTGTAAAATTTAAAAAAAAGTGAATGCAGACGGCAATCTGGCATCCACTTTATTCAATCATATAAAAACGCTTGACCTCGTTTAAAAACAGCAAGACTCCTCATCTTGCAAGTGATTGATTTTTTACAAAAGTAACTTTTATTTTTGTTAGTAACAAGATTACCCAGTTATTATTTAAAAAAGGTATGAATATAGATACTGAATTTAACGTAGGAGATAGCGTATGCTATCTGAGCGGGGATAACATTATCCATACAACTATAAGCAAAATAATCATCGAAATATCCTATGCTGATGATAATTTCTTTATGGTTTATAAGCTGTCAGATGGACTTAGTGTACCCAGAAACAATTATCCCAAATGGGATAAAAGACTTTTCAAAGACAAAGAGAGTTTGATAAAATATTTATCTGAATCATAACTACTAAAGAATATGAATATGGAACCATTGATAAGATTGGTGGGATTAAAGGGGTGCAGTGGTGATACTTATGCTTATTTTTCCCGTGATAAAGAAAATGTGAAAAAAGCGTTGGAATTGGGGATAGCCTGTACCGGAGCGGACGATAACGGAGCCTTTAACATATATTTTAATGACTCTGAGGAACTTTGTTGTGAGTATATGAGATATTGTGTTACCAAAGAGTTTAAAAAAGCCGCTTCTATTGAAGAGGCTGTTGAATGGATGGATCAACTAATGAACTAAAAATTAAATAGAAATGAAACAAAAGAAATTACATATATCTTTTGACTTAGTATAATTGGCAAAACGAAAAGTACAAATTTTCAAAACGAAAGAGGATGTAAATTAAACTGTGTCAGCAAAGAATAAAATATTAACTTTGCTAACACAGTTTTTCATACATAAAAATCCGCTAACCGCCACTCTGTTTCGAGTAAAAAGATCGTTACTTAGGATGCTCGTAGTTTCTTAAGAGTTGATTTGTCAGAGGATTGCTCCATCGAATTGAATGTCTTTTTCCGGAAAGGAGAAAGGCCTCGGATTAATGGTTTTGTTCATTATAACACTAAAACTAAATTAAGGTTACCAACAAATCTGTTGTAACGAAGAAGATGGCCCATCAGTACATAACTTACCTTTTTCATCGAAGAATAATCGATCCATACAGACCACTCTATCCCAATTCGGTTTTTGGCAATGCACATCAGCATGGCGATGATAAACAATATACAGATCACCATTCGGAGCCTCTACTATCGAATTGTGTCCCGGTGCAGAAACCCCTTTAGGAAGATCCGTAGTCAAAAGAGGATTATCCTCACTCTTTACCCAAGGCCCCAGTGGACTATCCGCATAAGAAACCCCTACTCCATAAAACTCATAGCCGGTATCATTGGCGGAATAAGTCATATAATACTTTCCATTCTTTTTAAACACATAAGCACCTTCATTGCATCGGTTCCTATCCCAGTTAACCTTTTCCCATGTTTGCGAAGCGCCAGATATAAAAACAGGTTCCCCCATCAATCCGGAAAGGTCTTTTTTTAATTTCACCCCATAAAGTTCACCAGTAGCCAACGTATCCTGCATTCCATTTTTGCTGAAATATACATAAGGCGTCCCGTCATCATCAACAAAAATGTCTGCATCAATGGCAGAATAGCCCAAGTCGAACCAAGGAGTATAAAGATCTATAAACGGTCCTCCCGGCTTTTCACTGACAGCAAGACAAGTAAGCATCCGATCCAAATCTTTCATATAACAACTGTAAGTCATATAAAACCGCCCTTCGTAATATTTCACCTCTGGAGCCCAAAAGCCATAACAGCCGATGTGATCCTTTGGTTTACGATACAAAAGACCTTGATACTTCCACCTAATCAGGTCGGAAGAAATATAATAAGCAAATCCTTCTCCTTCCGGCAATGCAGTCGTACCTGTCAGGTAATATAAACCACCGGCTTTATAGATAAAAGGATCAGCTATATACAATTCAGTACTGTCCGTTGTTTTTAAAGGATTCTCATAACACCTTAACTTCCTATCCGATATTTGATGACAAGAAAACAAAAAAACACTCGACAATACAAGCATCGTTTGATAAAAAAACTTCATATAAATGTTATTTTTGCAAAATATCCAGTAAATGTACTTCTATTTTTCTAATAACAAAACTATTTCCGATTCCTTTTTAAATGAACCCTAATCACATATTTGACAAACTACCGCTAAACTGAAAATTTAGCGGTAGTAGTTCACCAAATCCTATAATATCCCCCAATCCCTACATATGGAGATAAGCCATCTCGGCCAATGCCATAACCGGCCGTAATACCAATTCCCCAGCGGCGAGCTTTCACTTTTTCTGTTACATAAATCGTTTTCCGAAAAATAGAAGCACTATCGAGTTGAGCATTATAGCCGGATACCCAAATATGGTAATCGTCCGTTAAGTACTCTTTTTGCGTGATCCTGATCGGGACGAAGATAGGTTCTCTGACTGTATCACCTGATAAAGTGATATACACAGGGAACATCTCTGGAACCGTCTGTATCACCGTTTCATAAACTGGATAAGGGACTCGCTCTCTAAGAGTGTCAACACGGACGAATGTATCGATTTTGCAGACAAGTTTGACCTCTGCTTTCTTCGTGTACCGGCCGGCCAGGAAGCAAAGAAGGCAGAGAATCAAAATCAGTATTACATGACAAGGTTTCATAACAAAAGCCATCCTGTTATAACATCCGGCATATCGGCCTCTACGCCGTTTTCAACATACGACATAGCAGCGACAATACGAATCATTATCTCTCTGTTTTCAGGATATACAAGCTCGTCTGCCAGAATGCCGCTTCTTTCTGCCACCACCCTGATATAATTCTCCGTATGGTTCTCGTTTGTCGGAGCCCACCGGCTAATCATCTTGCGGATGGTGTCCAGTTTGTAATTGCGGATATAATTCCGTAAGATTACGAACATCGCCCGGTAGCCGTAGGCCATCGTTTCGAACTGTTTAAATGACTTATCCTTGCTTGGTCTCACCTCGCCCTGAAATAAGTCGCCATTGATCCGGATATTTCCGGGATTATTATTTCTTAAGCCTCTCGGCAAATTATTCTTCTTCATATTATTTATCTCCTTTATTACTTGAATTTTTGATAATCTTAATCAGTTCTTCCGCATCTTTCGATACTGCGCATTGAACGATCCTTTCTACGATATCGGCAATTTCCCCGGCATGAGCCTTCTTCTTCTTGCTATTTTCCACAACCGATCGTCCTTCAATAAGTAATATTCCCAAAGTAACCACGATCACACAATAAGGGATGGCATACCAAGGGAAAAACAGCCCCAACACGTCAATCAAGACAGCAAAGAGGACTACTCGCAGGTAATCTACGATCTTGGCAATTGTCTTCCTAAGCGACCGGCTGGAAATAGGTTCTTTATTCACCCTTGCTGCATCCAGTCCCGTCCACATGTCAATGAACGAGGCTACGATTGTCAAGATAGCACAGATAAAAATAATAGTAGTCCCATGCGTTATATCCTGGGTAATGTTCAAATGAATGATACGTTCCATACTTACGCTAAAATTAAAAGTGACAGATAGGTACTTGTTAATGCTGCAACTTCGATCCAGAACATCGGTTTAGTGTACAGAAAATCCGATATAATGCTATCGTTTTCATTTCGCACCATCATGGCCACGGTATAACCCACATACGCTATCCAAACCATCAAACACCACGGACAGTTACAGGCTACCCAAGCCTGCGAACCCACAAGGCAAAGTATAGCCCCCATTTTGTGTATGCCCCCCTCGACGATATCCTTGAAGTTTGGAGCAGCCCCAATGAAGAACATACCGGCACAAGCTAAGAATGCCAGCCATTCTGTGCCCGGCTTACTTACTTCCAGCACGGCCGGCATCAACAATCCGGCAGTCAGCCACATTGTAGCCATAAACCAGTGATCGTGTTCCAGTTTGTAATAAGTTGCACTGATAGAGTAAGGTACACCTTTTGCCTTTATACAAACTGCTACCGTATAAGCTGCGATAACCAAAAAAGAAATAATTAATAATAACATGATTTTCAAACTTTATTGTTTAACTTTGTTTCCGGAGACCCACGGTCCCCTAATTTTCTTTTTTTTACAGCCTCCAATCTGTGATAGCCTGGAGGCTGTTTTATGATCGGTTATAAAGGCGCAAAAGCACGAACCAAGGCTTTACCATACTGTACGTAGCTATCAGCATATCCATTACCTACAAAATACGTCCAAGCGCTTATGTCATCGTATTGCGTACTGGTCCAATAAGAAAAGGTGCTCAACTCAACTCCTCCTATAAGAGACATATAATATCCTATATCAGTAAGATATCCATCAACATAATCCCACTCCCCGCAAGCCCCCAAGTAGCCATTTTTCCCATTTTTGAACAAATATTGGTTACACCATCCGGCTGCATGGCTCCGTTCTCTGCCGAGTGCCTTTATCATGGCTGTTGAGTTAGCTACGCCTGCATAATCTATCCGAGCTGTATCCCAATCATTAGTTGTTGTTACACCGGGTATAGTGGGTACATCAACATTCCACCATAGCTCTGTTTCACTTTCTGTCGGAGCAATTACAAATCTGCAGGCATTGCTGATAAATGCAACTCCCACAGCATCACTATTCCACTCCTTTTTCCACATCTTTTCTGTATATAACCGATTATCTGTCCTTAGAATGTAAACTCCATTAGGTGCACCTTCTATCGCCATACCACCTTTCTTCCGTCCCATCATCGATCTTATCATACCAACCTCCTTTCCGCCGAAAGTCGGTCAGATACTTTAGTTAAGAGGTGTTTACCCCCCCCCCGTTAACAT